TGACGGTTCTCTGGTTTCGTCTTTACGGTCTAAAGTCGGTACTTTGGCAAATAACGCTGTTGATCCTCAAAATAAGAGAGCTTTGTATACGCTTCAGGACGAAATTGACAAAATCATGAAGACACAGCTAACAGGCGCTGACAAAATAAAATTAGAGAAAGAATCTGGTAAGTGGAAAACAACTGTTGTTCTACGTGAATCTATTGAAGGTACTCAAGTAGATCCTAAGAAACGAGGCGTCTTTAATGAATCTGACTGGATTAAAGAGGTAAGTAAAAACAATCGTTGGGATTCTAGGTACGGAACTGGTCCGCTTAATAAAACAGCAAGAGTTTTAGAAGCTAACTTAGGTCAAGCAGAAAAAAGCATTGCTAAACGTACTTCTAGTTTAGCTAAAATAGATGGTAACTTAGTCGCTAAGAAAAAAGCAGTCTCAAGAAAACCTGAATTAGCTACGGAAATTAGCAATGATATTAACAGAAAAGGTCAAATAGAGGCTGAGTTAAAAACTTTAACTAGTGAGTTAGATCAACTTAAGCAACTTAGGTCTCCTAAAAACCCTTCATGGTTTCATACATTAGCTGCTACTGGTATTTTAGCAGGGGGTATTTCTGGAGGAGTTTCAGGAGCAGCTTTAACTGCTGCAGGGGCTTACGGCTTAGGTAAAACTTTGGCAACTCCAGCAGCACAACGAACCATCGCTGGTCAAACGCCTACACAACAAAGTATACAAAGTATGCTTCAGTCTGACAGAACAGGTAGAACTGCTGAATTACTACAAAAAGCAGGCGGTGTTACTGGCGCTAGAACAGGGATGTTAACAGAGCAATAAAAAAGGGGGCCTAAGCCCCCATAAGTTACAACTCACAGTTATTACCAGTGCAGGCTAACTGTTGAGACCCTTCCGTCATGTCTGAGTTTTCTGAGATTGCCCAATCAATGGTCTCAGGAAACTCTTTCTTCAGCTTCTCATAGGTCTCTAAGTCTATGGGTTCATAAGGCGCTTGTTGATACGTATGTTCGGAATAAGGGAGGAAACTAACTCCGCTTATCTTATCGAACTTATTGTACAACCATTGACCCACTTCCAAGAACTCTTCGTCACGGTAGTAACAGGTCATAGACGGCTTATGTTCACACCAGAAGTCCTGGTAAATTTCCCATAGCTCAAGTTGCTCCATTGCTCCCATCTCAGAGGCCACCACAGCGCCTTCAGGAGACTTTATCGGGAAGGAGAATACCTTAGTACTAGGAGACATTACGTCGTCCTCTACAGGCACTCCTGCCGATTCTAAGACTTGACAGAGTGGGTCTCTTGCGTCCGCTCTAACTCGTCTAATGTATTGATCTGAGTATCTAGGATGGATGCCAGATGCAGAATCAACCAGCTGACTAACAGTACCGGAAGGTTTAACAGCAGTAATGGCAGTGCTGATATTAATACCAAGCTTAGTAGCCCATTCCTTATTAGTGTTAATCGCTTCTTCTTTGAGTTCAGTAAGCCAAGTCTTGAGAACACCTTTGTCCCTCCTTCCTGATAGCGTTGGGTGATCCATGATGCCTGTTAAGCTAACACCAAGTAATGCTTCCTCTTCTGTATTCTTTTGCCACGCTTTACGTAGGTAACGGAAGTCAGTTAACGTAGCCTGTAAAGTTCCAAGGATAGCCGCAGTACGAACTTTTCGTTTAAGGTCTGACAACGTATCGGCTGACCTGACAACAACTTCCGATAGATTGCAGAACTGGTTTGGTCGTAGGATGATCTCTGAACATGGATTAGTTCCAAAATCATAGGTAGCATCTCGTCGCTCGTTCTTTGCAGCTTGCTTTTGACTTGCGACTCTAGAGAACATTCCTCGTTCTCCTGATCGTGACTCATACAAACTACTCCACTCGTTTAGGAATGCCTCAAAGTCCGGCTTCTCTGTATAACATGCGCTGTTGTTGGCTAGTCCTCGTTGTGGGTTGTCTTGCCACCACTGTCCTGACTTACACCGTCGTAGTCTATCGTCAGTGAGGTTACTAAGACTGATAAGAGCACTTCTCCTGACCCCTCCGACGACAACGATTTGTGCAATCTTACAGCAGATATCGTGACACTCGATAGAGGAAAGCTTACGTCCAGCAGCCTCCCTAAAGATTTCGGTGGTAAATTTAAAGAGGTCAACAAGAGGATCCGCACCAGACGCTCTACCTCCAAAGGTTTTAAGGGCTGACCCTGCAGGTCGTACTCCAGATACGTCCCACTTTGGAAGCTGACCCGAATACAGCAGGCTAATAAGTTCTCTGTACGCTTTAGCCCATCCAATTTTGCTGTCAGCGACGTGTATAACGGTATCTGTGTCATGAAATTCCTCTGCTACTTCCGGTAGTTTAGATACGTACTGGCGTTCAACACTAAAGCCTACACCTGTGCCGCACATAAGTACGTACATCATTTCGTCAAAAGCTTTAGGATGATCTATAGGTAAATAAGAGCAGTTGAAACCAGCTACATTGTCACGGTCTAGTGCTTCTCCAGCAGTCATAAGTGCTCGCATGGAGGGCATAACACCCATGTCATGAATGTCTGCAAAGATACCGTTAGCTTCTTCAAGAGTAAGCTTACCTTTCTCTATCCAAAAGTTGAGGTAGCGGTCAATGGTTTCTTCCCAGGTTTCACGCCGTTGCTCTTCAGGCAAGTACCTTGCGTACCTGCTTTTGTGTATGTACTGTTGGTATGCATCCATTAATTTAGTTCCTTTATCAGTCGTTCAATATACCACTTACACTTACGTAAGTCTTCGATGGGTTTGCCTTTGTAGTCGTAGCGCCAGAGGTACTTCAGTGCGTTACCCTTAAGATAACCGTTGAACTCGTGTTCAGGCATGGACGCCTTGATTGCTTCTATCGCTTCGATTGATCCTTTGTTGTAATGATCCGGTTGTTCTACAGGGTCTACCTTTGGCTTCTTCAGTATAGAAATACCGTCCCAATCTGCAGGAGTTGCATCGTCAATACTCATAAGTCTCTTCCTCTTTTAATTCCTCTTCAAAAATGTCAAACCTATTGATTAGTTTATCTTCAAACCTATCAAGCAACTGTTCAGAAGTAATCTCTAACGCTTCCAGTAAATCGTCAGGATCATACAGCTTCAGTAGCTTTTCCTTCATTTCCCCCAAAGTTAGTGACATGGTCAATTAACTCCTGCAGCGTATCTAAAGTGTACCATAGTATTCCCTCTTTGTCGCACCACTGTGACATAGTCATCTTAGCGCCTTTTCTTATTTTTTTATTGGGTTGCATTAGTACAAAGACTAGTTTTTGTCCTTTGGGGAGACTGTCTCTGATACTGGTGTACTTCTTCGTGTCTCCGTCCCGAAAATATCCTTTGCATTCAACAAGAGTATTGGAAGCACTATGTACGAAATCAGGACGATAAGACCGACTAATAATGTAAGGGACCGTGAATGGTTCATAATCAAAATCCTTCAATATCTTGCTGACATCGTCTTCAAACGTGCTTCTAAATTTCGATTTCTTGGACCTTCGGTTCATTGAACACCTCTGTTAAATAGCGTGGACCTGAAGAGTAGGCAAAGGCTCTTAAGCCAGGCCAACAGTTTTTCTTATAGGCGCAGTAGGAGCAACCAGTGTCCAGCTTCATGTTGCCGCTCTTGCCGTCTTCCTTCGGCTTATAGCAGTGCTTTGGTGGATCTGGTTGTTCTACCATTGTTTTAATGTGGTCTATGCGGTCACCAATGTCATAACCGATAACTTCATGGACAGGTGCTTGAGTGTCCTCGTCGTCATACATGAGGTACGACAAGTGACCATTCTGCTTGTCCATTGCTAACCATCCGTACTGAGTTTGGCCTTCTGCTTTTGCATATCCCTTAATTTGAGAAATGTAGCCAAACGGGTCATCAAAAGCGAGATTTCCGTCCTTGAATTTTCTAAACCCAAAAGTGGACACGCTTTTAACATCAGTGACAACGCCGTCAATTTTGCAGTCCATAGAGCCACTAATACCGTTAACTTCACACTTTTTCTGTTCATCTGTCACCTCGTGACCTGCTGCTCGTGTTAGGAATAGAAGTAGTTCTTCTATGAGATGACCGTAGAGAAACTTAACGTACGTATGTCCCTGCATGTCGTCCATCTTTTCTACGTCATTCCAGACGTTCCAAAGGT